AACGTAAACTTTCCTTCTACGCGAACATCTATGTTGTTCAGGACAAAGCCAATCCTCAGAACGAGGGTAAAGTCTTCCTGTACAAGTTCGGTAAGAAGATCTTCGACAAGATCATGGAAGCAATGCAACCTGAGTTTGAAGATGAAACCCCTATCAATCCTTTCGATTTCTGGCAGGGTGCTAACTTCAAACTGAAACTGAAGAAGGTTGCTGGTTACTGGAACTATGATAGTTCTGAGTTCGACCGTGTGTCTCCTCTCCTGGATGACGATGACGCTCTGGAAGCCATCTGGAAGAAAGAGTATTCACTCGCAGCTCTGGTTGCTCCTGACCAATTCAAGTCCTATGATGACCTGAAGAAGCGTATGGACTATGTCCTGGGAACCAAGAAACGTTCAGCTCCTCAGGAAGAGACTGAGTATGATGACTACGCTCAGGTTGAATCCAAGAAGGTATCTGAGGAAGAAGTTCTGAAGAAACTTGAGGACTCCTATCAGGCATCAAAGACTACGGAACCCGCCTCGTCTGTTGATGACGATGATGATCCCATGTCCTACTTCGCTAAGTTGGCTGACAGCTGATTTGAAAATCGATATTTGATTTCATTTTACCTGGGAAAAATTTTCCCAGGTATTTTTACGCCTATTACTTTTTTATGAATACAATCTGATGTTGTCACCTTGTGATAAATCATCACTGACATACTGTGTGGAACCTGGTTTTACTGGCATCAATTTGTCAATGTCCCGAATAACTAAGTTGAGATACTCTGGTTTGACTAAGTAGATATTTCTCAGTTCGTCCTGAATGTTAGTTTCATACTCATAGTTTGTTACAGCTACTGTGATATCTGTTGCCGTAATTTGTTCTCCAGAATCGTAATAACTTATTGAGTAATCACTAGGGACTTCTGAACCAGCACGAACAATAATTCTACCGTTACTATCTGATATTTCTTTTGTTTCATAATGATGAACTGTATAGAATTTATCTTCCGATCCGTACTTATCAAACATATATTTTTCAAATGATTCATTTGACAGAGGCCACTCTGACTGAACATTTACAATATTGTTACTTAGGAGTACAATCCAATCATAATCTTGTGTTCCATAGATCTTGTAAGCAACTTGATCTGGTCGTTCATCATTTACGACCTTGTACTTTGTGAAGTAGGTAAGGTCATTGAACAAACTTTCATTTATTCTTACTCTTTTAAATAGATTTTTTACTCTGAGATATTCAGAGATATTTTTTTCTCCTTCCAGTCTGCTAACATAGTTGAAGTCTGGAACGTTTCTGAAGTAAGTCTTAGCCATTAGTAACCCATGTTGTCTCGTTTGTACTCTGCCTCTTGATCACTTCTGTAGATTGGTTCGATCTCTTGGAAGGTGAGGTTTAAATCATAACCAACCATTGAACCATTGGTTTCATAAGTCATGTATGAACCATCAGGTGTGTAGTTCACATTAATTGATGTAAGGGCACAAGGTTTAATCATATTCATGAAAGGATGTTGTGTATATGTGGGGACAATACCATCCTGTGCCTGATATATGTATTCAAGGAGGAATACATTTGGTGTTTCAAGGAAAAGATTTGTTGTGCTTGTCTTTGGTGCTGAGTCTCTCTTCAGTGATTTGATAATGTTCCTACAGACAATAGATTCACTTTCAGTTCTTGGTCTTAATTTGAAACTGAAGTTGAAACTCCTTAGTGTGGGTCCGTTGAATAATAACTCAAGGTTATTGTTGATTCTTTTACCAGTGGCTCTCTGGACGAAGTTAGGAGCTGATGCTGCCTGTCCTGCAAAGTAAGCCATTAATGCAGTTTTTGTGTCAGCATCCAATAAACCTTCTTGACCTGTTTTTATTACATCCATTAATGCACCAGTTACAGCAGTAACAGGATTGCTACCACCAGTTATGTTAGCATATGCAATATTACCAGCAATCAAATTTATTTCACTCAGAGTATCTGAATTCCAACTGACAGCTGTTGTTTCTGAAAGACCACCAATCATTGGGAGTTGAATGATGTTCTCTGCTTGTTGAGATAAAATTCTACCAGATGTTGTTTGTTTATTATTTGTTCTTATATAGGATGTAGCTGAGGTAGAACCAGTACCAGCTGCGGGAAGACTCAATCCAGGAACATACTTATATGATGTAATCTGAATATAATCATATCCAAGTTGAGGTATTCTACCTTCTGGATATCTGAAGTATTGTGCTCCTGTTGCTGTATCCTTAACAGCATCATCCTGTGGGACGATTACATTTAGATTGAAGTCGAAGAAACTTAGATCACCCATATCAATGGGTCGAATTGCATTATTAGCAGATCTAACTGCACTCTTCGATTTTGATGATTTTGTCGTGGTTGAATTATTTGTTGGTTGCCCTACTACTGTTTGTGGAGGTGTATTAATTATATTGGATGCTGATTTATATGCTTCAGTATTCTTTAATTGAATGTAGTTATTTTGCCCAATTGTTGTATTTGTTTTACTCTGTGCAATAGAAAGTATATCTATTTTCGTTTGTTTGTTTATCTCTTTAAAAATATCGTTTCTACCTTCATTACCCTTAAACATCTCTGCAAAATAGTTCTTATTGGTGATAAGTATCCTATTGTTGGCACTATCGAAACTATAGATGGGAATATCCTCTCCAACTGGATATCCTTCAAGACCACCTAACTTTGTACCAGTTGCAAAAACTGAGAAATCACCTGTTTTTATATTTGCATTAATGTTAATCTTTTGATATTTCTCATCGGCAGCATCACCAAAACGACGCCTTTCCTTTTTCTGGAAGACATCCTTTTCCTCTAGCTTAGTCCAGTTAGATAGATCTGTTGCCATTTATCTCTTTTTAGATATTTAGTTCAAACTTTTGATAATCTATGGATCTTAAGTCTTCAAGTTCCATCGGATACACCACATGAAGATTGCTTTGTACCTCTTCCCATGTGTAGTTTCTAAAATTACCCCAGTGATAATTTATCCCTCTGAATCCCCATCGAGTAACTTCTGTACAGGCAATGAGTGGGTATTCATCATAACGAATACGAGGAGTCTTAGGTCTGTAGATAAACGTATAGTATCGACCAACACTAGGGACAACTTCAACTTCAGGTAATCTCTCAAGAACCTCTGTCATCTTGTCATCAGGATCAGTTAGGTTCGCACAAACATCAATGAGATCTTCTGTTCTTAGTGTTTCGTTTTCTAGGTACTGTTCCTGTTCCTCGTCCATACTGTTTGATACCTAACTCATCTTCTGTTATGATTTTGAATTCAATACCATTATCTTTGGCAAACTCAGAGACTGCCTT